TACTGTCAGGGAGGCACCCTGGCGGCACGCCATAATATATATTTACACCCTCAACCGACTACATCCCACACCAGCATTTGGTGCGCTTGGGGATCACGGACCTCATCAAAGGTCAACGTTTGGGCATCGTAGGCTTCTTCAATCGCTCGCTGTACATGTGGAGGCACGCCGAAAGCACGTTCGAACGAAATCCGGGCGGCGTCCGTGATCACTTGGCCATTATTCATACCATGACCGAACCACTCGTAAGACCCTCCCTTTTCCAACATCAGCGCGACGAGACGGCCATGACGCTGCCTCTTTCTACGTGTCATATAATAGGTGAGCAACATCGCATCGGCGGAACGCAACATCAGACGGAACCGTGCGGTCGCTATTGGCGCGCCACCTTGGCACGCCATACCGGCCTGACCGCAAGCACGAAGCCAAGCGCTAGCAAGCAACGGTGTGTCGAGAGGACGCAAAGAAACTGCATCCTTAACCGCTGCCGACTTCGTGTTACGGACCATCTGGAGACCATCGCCGAGCTCAACAGGGTGGGTTTGACAGAACTCAATACCCTCGAAGCGGCGATTCATCAAGCCAACCTCGAGAACCAGTCCAAACCGCATGTACCAAGCGGCTAGAAATTGGTTAACCCGACCATCATCTTTCTCGTCATAGATCACCGTCATGTCATCACCTGCATCAACTATGGTCAGTTCAATACCATAATGCTGACTAAAGAGCCAGATGATTGCAGTCACAACGAAAACCCCGGCAAGACTTGTGAAGGTCATCCCGCTTGAGAGCGTGCCAACTTGATCGTAGCTGAACTTCGCTTCATCACAACGGGCACTCACCTTGGTGCGTAGGGTCCACATCAAATACTCACGCAAGACTTCTGACTCAGAAGAGCAGTCAGCGACGAAGTTCAAAAACAATGACATGATCTCTTCATTGAATGATTGGTCCATTTTACTTACGTCTACATCTCGCGAAACGGGGTGGTCAAACTGGTCCCAACCATCCCTTAGCATGTGCGCGACCTCTTTATAATTACGCCCTTTCGACACGACTCTTTTCCCCCAAAGCTGGTCAATCGCGGAATAAACCTGCGACTCTATGGGATGCACGTACCGCCCAGTCTCCACTATATACCTCACAGAAGGCGGGAGGATACATCTGGGGATACGCCCTGGCTTGTCGGACCGCACGTCCTTCTCGAACTTCAAAAACAACTTAATTCGAGCATCTCTCCGGGACAATGAAAGCCTGCGAAGCGAAGCAGCTGCGGCCAAGTATTCAACGCGCTTGCGACCCGAGTATCGAAGAGGAAATTCATCCAGTGATACAGGGGTGGTCGAAGGCAACGTCTTCAACAATTCCGTAGCATAACGCAACAAAGGTTGTGCGTGGCCAGAGGGCGGCAAAGTTTGCAGGAGAGGCATTCGAACACCGCCAACCTCTTTACTCAGAACACGACCCATTATGGCCGAATACATGTTCCACCTGCTAGAAGAATAGCACCCGACAGTCGCCCGCGGAGAAATCGCGGAAAACCCTGTCATTCGCCGGGTGCGTAATGGGAGACCGGTGGGAACTTCCCGATAGCGATGCACTTTCTTAACCCAGGCGACTTGGGCGTCTGTTAAGACTACCTTACCGCCGGACTCGGTGCTCGGGATGTTCCCCCGGCCCCCCTAAGGGTGCTTAACGGTGAACCGCCTTGTTCGGCCGGTCCACCTATCAAGCCAGTGGTCGATTGTGCCGCTCGCATAACGATCTCGAGCATCCTCGGCGGCACGACTTTGCATAAAGCCCTTAAGCTCGATGTCCTCTTTCGAGGGCGTGAACACCGCAGCTACAATTCGGGGCATCAACGCCGCACGGTGAGCAGGTCTCAAACCGTGCTTCGTCATCTCTACCACTGCGGCCGCCTGCACCGACAACAAATCGGCGGTGTTACTTGAGATTGCGAAATACGGGAACCGCTGCTTCAAAACAGCAGACAATGCACGGGCATAATGATCCTCCGCGTGCTTAGGCACCCGCTTCTGCACTCCTAAATCCTCAACATACACCTCAGGCTCATTCAAGTCTGCATTCATGACGGCCGACATCCTAACCGTACTCTGCTCGTCTGCCCGAGCAACAATGGCTCGCCGATAAGCAAGACGCTCCATCCACCCACTGACTGTGAACTGAGAGTCAGTGGTGAAGTAATCTCGCACGACCCGCAGACTAAATAGGCCGCGGATGGCAAACAAGCCAACAGGCAACAACAACATTAAACGCCACCCACGAGGGATGGCGGCACTCAACATAGCCGCAAGAGCGGGGGAAGCCATTTCTGGCAACTTACCCCGGGCGCGATCTAAGTCAAGCCAACCAACAAACATTGTCCCAGCCGACAAACCAAACCTCGCCCCATACACGCTCACGATGCGTGCGGTAGACGAAAGAAATTCGGCAGGACCAACGCAACCGGACAACCCGGTAAACGTCAGCGGGGT